CTTATATCAGCTGGCTGCGACCGCTCAAAATCAAGAACCCGTATTGCTTTTGCTTGAACTGCGTGTGCTGGGTAAAGGCAAAGAAGATAACAAAGTATTGCCCCGACTGCGGCGCGAGAATGGACGGTGAAGAGCCGTGAAAACAGACAGAGCATTTCACGCGCCCCTCACGATAGACCTGTCTGACATTACATGGGATACTCCGATTTTGCTTCGGATTCCCATCCTCCCCGGTTTCCCGGGCATCCTGGAGTACAAGGTCTATATTTCAGATCTTGAGTTCAACTCTGGGGCGAAACAGTTGTCCTTGACGTTCGACATACCCGGCTTGGAGGAAAAGCGGCATGAGTAAAAGCGGATTACTCGCCCGGCAGAAGGCTGAGCGCGAGCTATGGACGATCAAGGTGATCGCCTACACCGAGCAGCAGACGCTTGATGCGGTCTGCCTCGCACTCGCCGAGGGCTTCGGGTTCGGTGAGGAGCGGCTGAAACGCTTCCACGATGCGTTCAATGCCAAGTACGCGGAGATCCGCGAGCTTGAGAAGCGCGACACCAAGGATAACGAGTACGCCATCGCCAAGCAGGAGGCCGCGCTCAAGGCGGCCTGTGGTAAGTACTATTCGCCTCGCGAGGTGCGGTATGATATCAAGATCGTCACGCGAGACGGTAAGCAACACAAACTGTGATAAGGAGGAAGTTGACAATGCTTTGTCCATTTAAGCGCGTAACCACCCGCCTTCCCAGCGGTCAGACTAATGGTCAGGCCTTTGGCCTTTGCAGTGCAGACAACTGCATGGCCTACTATGTAAAAAACGAGTACGACACCAAGCCTCCGTTTTCGGTAATTGGCAGTCGTCCCGCTTGCCGGCTTATAGAGCATCCGTATGCCGCACCGATAGCGTACTGCCACATGTTCGGCTCGGCAGACGTAGGGACAAACCCGGAGGCGCTGGATGATGAATAAACCTGGCATTAACTATCTCCCAGATGTGGAGTTTCAAGGCCATATCAGCGATACGAACAACTGCGTTTGCTCCGGTTGTCACAAGATGGACTTCGTCCTCAAACTAACAGTACCAGACACAGGGTATCACGATGGTAAGCGCCTTTCAACGAAGTATCACGGATACTGGATGTGCGTCGATTGCGTTGCGAAGGTCGCGAGGTGTTCTGATGCAGCGGTAAGGGAGCTGTACAAACTGTGACAAACAATTAATTAAACATTGCGGTCTATGGCCATGAGGCAGAGGACGTCAGGAGGATGCACATGGCTTACCGCAAAAAGATCATATCGGCCGGGCCGCTGGTTAAAGAGATCATATACCCGTATCGCTCAGGCGGCAGCAGCTCAAACGGCCGGCGGCGCACCGGGACAAGCTCGGAAGCGCAGCGCCGGATGAACGCTATTTACTCGTGGCAGAAACTTGAGCTGCTGCTCGCGGCGAACCTCGTCAAGGGCGACGTCGTCGGGTGTCTGACCTTCGACGATTATCACCTCCCGGAGACCCGCGAGCAGGTTCGGAATAAATTCAAGTGGTTTCTCGACAAACTCCGGGCGGCGCGTGAGGAACGAGGGCAGAACCTCGTCATGTTCTGGTCGATCGAGCATCTGCACGGCGAGGGGCGCTGGCACATTCACATAGCCTGCAACGCGACCGGCAGTGACTATGAAGAAATGCTCCGGCTATGGGGGCAGGGCGAATGCGAGTGCAATGCGCTGCGAGTTGATAAGAAAAAGAACTATGAGACCTTGGCCCGGTACATGGCCAAGGAGGAACGGGACAAGGTCGGGCAGCGCTCATGGAGCTACACCCGCAACGCCAAGAAGCCGGAAGTCGAGAGCTTCTCCGTGCGGGAGTTCGCGCCGCTGCGCGTGCCGAAGGACACGACAGTGTTCGAGGACGTCCGCAGCCGCGGCGAATGGCAGTACATCAAATACGCTTATAACAACGCGCTTAAGGTTCGGCGGCACCGCAGACGCCGGTCGTAGATTGTGCCCGATTCGGGCACCGGAAAATCTTTTTTATAAATTTTTTCTGGCTTGAAACCTATGTTATTAAAAGGAAAGGAGTGCTGAAAAGTATTGCAATCTCAAGGCTTTTCTGGTAAACTAACAGTGAAAGACGGGTTCCTCCAGTGCCCGACCTGCCGCGGCAATAAAAAGCTGCTCAAGATCGAGCCGGACACGACGGCGACCAACCTGATCGTCTTCTGCCGTTTCTGCAAAACCGAACATCGGATCGACATCAGTCGGGGCCAGTGCTTTGAGAGCCGGGGCCAGTGACAGACACATGAGTGTGTTTGTTGCTGGCCCCGGCTCTTTTGTTTACTCAGCGACGGAGGTGATAGCCCGTGGCGAGTAAACCGCTGAGGCCTTGCAATCATCCGGGATGCGGTGTGCTGACGCGCGAGGGCTGGTGCGACAAGCACAAGCCCCGGCAGCAGCGCAAGGCGAGCGCAGCCTATCACGGCTGGTACATGCTGCCGATCTGGACAGACAGGCTCCGCCCTGCGCAGCTTCTGCGCGAGCCGTTCTGCCGTGAGTGCGCTCGGCTATATCCGTCAGGCGATCCGCGGCACCGCACACCGGCGACGGTCGTTGACCACATCGTCCCGCACTGCGGCGACTGGGATATGTTCACTGACGAGGGCAACTTGCAGAGTCTTTGCAAGCGCCATCACGACATAAAAACCGCGCAGGAACAGCGCGAAAAGCGACGCATTTGAGGCAAAGTCGGACGCTAAGCCTACGTCCGCGCCCAGGCGTCGCAGCCGTGCGGACGCGAGCGCATCGCCCGCGCGATTCAAACATGCCCCCACCCCGAGAAAGTTTTCGAGGGTGGCTCTCCTGACCGCCGGCCCCCTCGGGTGTGCGAAAAAGTCCCCGAACAAAATTTGAGGAGGTGAGCCTCGTGCCGCCAAAAGCAAAGCGAATTGAAAACATGACGAAAAACATGACGCTTGCCGAGGAGCAGGCGCGCATCGTGGCCGAGGCCGCGACCATTCCCCAGCGCGAGACGCTGAACATCGAGCCACCCCCATACGTTGCGAAGGGCGACCGTGTCGCGCTGCGTTACTGGAAACAGGTTCTCGACCGGCTTTCCTCCGCAAACGTAGATCTCCTGGATGACCTCGACAGTGAGGTGCTCGGGCTCTACTGCTCCATGCTTTCACGCCGAGACCTCACCTGCAAGATGCGCAAGAAGCTTGAACGTCAGGCGAGGTCGAAGGACGTTGATGCCAAAACCCTGCTCGGACTGATCGAGCAGATACAAGCGCTTGACAGCCAGCTGCGCAGTCAGGAACGGCTAATACTCCAGTATGCCGACCGGCTTGGACTGACCCCCGCAAGCCGTGCTGGGCTTGCTAAGAAGAAGGCCGCCGAGGCGGCTGACGATCCCGACGCGGATCTCTTCGGTTAATGTCGGCACGGAAGCAGAGTGGGCTGCACCATCCCACTGCGGTCTACGCGAAGCAGGTGACACAGGGTAAGCTCCGCGCCATGTGCTGTCCGGCAGAAATACAGGCGTGCGAGCGTTTCCTCCGTGACCTCAAGCGGCAGGACACCCCCGATTTTCCCTACATCTTCGACACGACCCGCGCCGACCGGATCATCCGTTGGTTTGGTCAATGCCGCCAGGTACGCGGCGTTGAAAGCGGGCAGCCGATAGAGCTTCAGCCATGGCAGGTGTTTGACCTCAGCAACATATACGGCTGGGTCAGCGTTGACGACGGCGCGCGCCGGTTCTCCCGAACCTACAACAAACGCGCCCGCGGCAATTTCAAGAGCACAGAAAAGTCCGGACAATGCCTGTACCACATGTGCGCTGACGCTATGTATCCGCCATATCACCCGGAGCTCGCTCGCTTCGAAATGATGCCCGAGGTGGAGTGCGCGGCGGTCGACCGTACACAGGCGAAGCGCGTCTTTGACGACGCGAAAGCAATAGCCAGAGCGTCCCCCGCCATCGCGCAGCGGCTGAACATCCCGAAGGCGAACCCCGTGACGCATAAGACACGCGGCGGCAGGATGCGCGCGCTGTCCAAGGACACCAAGAACAAGGACTCCGGCGCGCCGACGTACTTCGTCGTCGATGAATACCACGCGCACCCCACGTCTGACATCTACGACGTCGGCCTCAACTCGTTCGGCAAACGCCCTCAGGCGCTGCTGGACGTCATAACCACGGCTGGCGACGACGCCCAGAGTAAGCCGTGCTACCGCGAGGAAGAATACGCACGACTCGTGGTAAGCGGCGAGGTCGTCGATGAGACGTACTTCGTCATGATCCGCGAGCTGCCGGAGGGCGCAGACCCCCACGACAAAAATCTCTGGGGCATGCCTAACCCCTGTTTGCGCTACCCCAATGAATATAGCAAATACCTCCTGAAGGAGATTGAAAGCGAATATAACGCGGCGTATGGGTCGAAAGACCCGGACAAAATACGGCAGTTTCTGACGCGCCGTATGTGCCGCTGGCAGACCGGCAGCGTTAACCGCTATCTGAACGAAGAGCAGATGCAGCTGGCCCGTGCGGCGCAGGTCTCCGCCAAGGAGTTTGCGGCACTGACGGACGGACGCGAGGGCTACGGCGGGTTTGACCTTGGCAAGCGCATCGACCTCACCGGAGCTTCTGCGGTCTTTCTCCTGGACGATGGCCGCATCGCCATTAAAGGCGAAGGCTTTATGCCCGAGAATCAGGCAGCTCGCCACATGAGAAGCGACCGCGTGCCTTATGAGGCCTGGGCAAAGGCCGGACACTGCACCCTCACTCCCGGCGACGTAACAGACAACAGCTATGTTGAAAACTGGTTCAGCGAGAACGAACGCGAGCACGGCTGGAAAATACAGCATATCGGTTATGACGGCCACAACGCGACCGACCTCGCGATCAAGATGTGCACGGACCGAAACAACGAGGATTTTACTGTCGAAATCAGGCAGACCTGCTCCGGTCAAAACCTCGCGGTAAAAGAATTTCGGACGATGCTGCTGCAAGGCCGAATCGTGATCGAAGAAAACCCGCTGTTTATGTGGTGCCTGGCAAACGCAAACGAAATACGCGATAACTACGGCGATATCAAGCTGTCGAAGCGCCATAAGGACGACACCGAGCGCATTGACCCCGTGGCGGCAACAATGAACGCATTGGGGCTTGCTCTGATTCGACGTGACAGCCCGACTCTCGCCGACCGAATAGATGAAAACTGGACAATGTAAGATGTGCCCGAATCGGGCACAGGAGGCAAACATGATAACCATACTTGTGATCCTCGGCGCCGCGGCGATAACTGCCGGGGTCGCGCTGCTGAGTATACCGGCAGCGTTTATCGTTGGCGGGCTTCTTCTCTTAGGCGCGGCCGCGCTGATATCAAAGGGAGGTGATGGCAACACATGAGCAATCCCCTTGAGCGCGGAATACGCGCAGTGCTGGGCGGCGCACCGCCCCACATCCGCAATGACACTACCGTGGCCACACTTGCGGCTGCGGGCTACCCCATCGGCGATAGCGTGACGTCGTCCGCTGCGTCGAACGCGATGAAGCTCTCCGCCGTCAACCGCTGCATTGAGGTGCTGTCGGACAGCATCGGCAAACTGCCGATATACGTGATGGACCGCGAAACTCGTGAGCGCGTTGACCACCCGCTTAACGACCTGTTGACGATTCGGCCGAACGAAGCTCAGACCCCGACCGCCATGAAAAAAATGGTGGAGGTCAATGTGGACTGCGGCGGCAACGGCTACATCTGGATAGATCGAAACGGCAGCACTCTTCGCCCGCGAGAGCTTCTCCCCGTGCCGCATGAGCTCGTCACCCCCTGGCTGGATACAGAAGGACACGTCTGGTACACCGTGATCCATCCGTTTACCGGCGAGCCGATGACCGTCCACCGGATGGACATGATCCACATCATGGGATACTCCCGCAACGGATGGCAGGGTATCAGCACCCTCCAGCGGGCGAGCGAGACCATAGGCGCGGCGCGGGCAGCCCAGCAGTATAACCTCAATTACTACGTCAACGGCGGTCAGCCGGCCGGCGTGCTGCAAACCTCTACCGACTTGAGCGGCGAGATCACCACGACAATCAACGGTGAGACCGTGAAGCTTTCAAAAAAAGAGCTTCTCCGCCGTGAATGGGAGAGACGCCATTCAGGCCCGTCCAACGCCGCGCGGATCGCAATTCTGGACTACGGGCTTGAATATAAGCCCATAGCCATCAGCAACCGTGACGCGCAGTTTGTTGAACAAACCGAGCTGAGTGTGCAGGACATCGCGAGGTTCTTCGGAGTGCCCCTCTACAAGCTCCAGGCCGGAAAGCAGAGTTACAGCTCTAACGAGCAGAACGCCATTGAATACGTCGTCGGCACGCTGCATCCGAAGGTCACCGCCTATGAGGAGGAGCTCGTATATAAGCTTCTGCCGCAGAGCGAAGCCCGACGCTACCGTGTGCGCATGAACATGATGGCGGAGCTGCGCGGCGACTATGACAGCCGCGGTACGTGGTACCGTGTGATGCGCGAGATCGGCGCATACAGCGTCAACGACATCCGCGCGCTGGAGGATCTCTCTGACGTAGAGGGCGGCGACGATCGTTATGCATCGCTTAACTATGTACCGCTTGCCGCATGGGAGCGGCTGAGCGAAAACCGAAACCAAGGAGGCGATAACAATAATACTGACACTCAACGGGACAGTGGTCGCGGACGATGATCTGTGGGTCTATGACTGGTTCGGTATCAGTGCATTTTCCCCGCATGTCGTGCGCGAGGCCATAAGGGACAACGTCGACGATGAACTCGTCGTTGAGGTCAACAGCGGCGGCGGCAGCGTGTTTGCGGGCTTTGAAATCTTCAGCCTGCTGCGCGGTGCGGAGTGCCGCACCGTGGCCGTCGTACAGTCGCTCGCGGCGAGCGCGGCAAGCACGATAATTTCCGGGTGCGACACGGTGCAGGTTTCCCCTGTGGCGCAGATCATGCTGCACCTGCCCGCCATCGTGACCGAAGGCAACCGCGAGGACCACCGCGACAGCATTAAGTTGCTGGACAGTATCACGGAGTCCATCCTCAACGGCTATGAGAGCAAATGCCGCGGGAAAGCGACGCGCGACAAGCTCGCGCAGCTGATGCGCGCAGAGACCTGGATACCGGCGCAGGACGCCGTCGAAATGGGGCTTGCAGACGAAATCCTGTACCAGGACGACACAACCAGCATAATCCCCGGCAACATCGTTAACGCCGTCGGAAGCAGCATCCGCGGGCTTATTAACGGAGCAACTCAGCCCAGCGCAGCAGAGCTGCGCGCCCGGTATGCCGACCTCGTTGCAAAAGGAGCGACCCCGGCAGCCGGCCACCCCGCACCCGCCCCGATCCAATCCATGCCATGGCAGGCAAGAGCCCGCCTTGAAATTGAAAAGAACAGATATTAAGGAGTGTGAACAATGAATCTTAAGCAGAAACTTATTGATCTCGCGGCAACCAGGACCGCCGCCCTCGACCGTGCGTCTGCTGCCTATCAGGCAAACGACGAGGCAGCCTATTCCTCCGCAATGGATGAGGTCACGAACATCAACACTGAGGTTGAGCGCGTCCAGAACCTCCTCCGTGAGCAGGAGCGCCGTGTTATTGAGAACGCGCCGACCGGCGCAGAGGCACGCGACATCGCCGAGGAGCGCGCCAACGCGCTGCGCAATCATGAGACCGTGCATTTCTCGACAGTGGAAGTGCTCCGCGGACTCCGCGATGCGACCACCCTCGCCACCGGCACGATCGTCGAGCCGTCCGGTGCGGGCTCCGAAATCCGCGATCTCATCGGCAACAACCCCAGCTCTATTGTCAATCAGGTCTATGTACAGAATCTGGCCGGCACTGGCGGCTTCAGCGAGCCTTATGTCATCAGCGAGCTCGACGCAAAAACCGGCAAGGTCACGACCAATGCCGGCAAGGCGCGCACGGCCTCCACGGACCCGACCTTCGGCGTTGCGAAGATCAATCCGTATGAAATGAACGTGACGACCTATGTTGACCGCAACATAAGCCGTCTCAGCCCGGCGAACTACTACGCCAAGATCTACAGCATGGCAATGAACGCGATGTACCGCAAGCTTGCCGAGCTCATCGTCAACGGCGACGGTCAGTCGACGCCGGACATGTTCGGCATCAAGACCGCGAAGAACGCGGCCGGTGCGGCGATCTATGCGACCGAGGATGTCAGCGCCATCGACGAGAATCTGCTTGATACGCTGTACTATGCATACGGCAGCGACAGTGAGATTGGCTCGGGCGCTTGCCTGTATCTCGCCAAGGCCGATCTGAAGGCCATAGGCAAGATACGCAACAGCAACAAGGAGCGCGTGTTCAGGGTCATTCCGGATGCAGCCAATCCCAACATCGGGCGCATCGAAGACGGCGGAACCAGCGTCCCCTACTGCATCGTATCCGCCCTGACTCCCCTCTCCGGTTCGACCGCATCTGCCTCCGCCGCTATTCAGACCATGCTTTATGGCGACCCCATGAACTACGAGCTTGGCCTGTTCGGCGACTACTCCATACGCGTCGACGAGAGCATTAAGGGCGTTGAGCGCATGCTGACGATCCTCGGTGATGCGATGGTCGGCGGCAACATCATCCGTCACAAGGGCTTCGTTGTTGCGACCCTGCCCAAGAGCGGCGGTTGATAATGGCGACCATCTGTCCGGAAAGCCTCGCTGCCTGCAAGGCGTATATGCGCGTTGACGGCAGCGAGGAGGACACTCTCATTTCCTCGCTGCTCGCGGGCGCGTTTGAGTATCTGACAAGCGCCGGTATTTTTCGCACAGCGGACAACTCCGCGCGGTATGACATCGCAGCATACAGCCTGACGCTGTACTACTACGACCACCGCGACGCTGTCAGCACCGAGGCTGAAATGCCGCGCGGCCTGCGCCCAGTTATAAACCAGCTCAAACTTGACGCTGCGGCGCAGGCCGTGGCGGACAGCTATGAGGAGGGTTCAGATGGAAGAGTTTAATGTCGATGCAGGCGCGCTCGACAAGCGCATTGAGATCGTCGAGCGCGTCAAAACCTACGACACGGCGCGATATGAAACCATCAAAGATAAGCTTATCCGCCGGTGCTGGGCGCAGTTCACGCGTCAGAGCGGGACGGAGAGCCTGCGGCAAGGGGCAGACCTGGGTACCATCAAGGTCCGCTTCCTTATCCGCACATCCCCGGTGAAAATCAGCCGACTGTACCACGTCAAGTACAACGGCGAATACTACGCCATCACCTACGTCAATCACTACAGCGACCGCGGCGGGTTCACGGAGATCCTCGCGGAGCTACGTGAGCTTGGAGGTGCAGAATGAGCCTTAACGAGATACTTGTGGCGGCAGTCGAGCCGATCGTGCCGACTGTCCGCCCCGACAGGTACCAGCCGGCACCCGGCGAAGAGCCGGACGAATACTGCACCTACAACCGCACGGAGTCCCCCCGGCTGCACGCCGGCGGTGCGCCCCGGCGTATGGTCTACCTCTACCAGCTGCACTATTACCTGCCGCTCGGGGCCAACCCCGAGGCGACGCTGAAGGCCATAAGCAAAGCCGTATTCTCCGCAGGGTTCACGTACCCCGATACGGTCCCCGCGAGCGATGCGGACGGGCAGCACTGGGTATTTGAGTTCGAGGGCAAGGAGGCGCTGGGGGATGGCTAAGTTCTCCTCCGACGTCGGCCAGCTCATGCTGGACATGCAGCAGATCGCAGAGATCCCGGAGGACGTGATCGACGAGATGCTTCAGGCCGGCAGCAAGGTCGGCGTTGAAGCGATGCGCCGGTCACTGCGCCGGATGGGACTCGTCAAGACCGGGCAGCTTGCGGACAGCCTTGTCGCCGTGCGTAAGGTCGACAAGTACGGGCGTATCTACTACGAGGTCTATCCCAAAGGTCGGCGAAAAGCTGAACCGCATGTACTAACGGTGGCTAATATTCGCCGCGTGGATCCGCTGCATACCTATGCCGAGCCTCCGACCAATAACGAAGTCGGGTTTGTCCTTGAGTTCGGCGCGCCGAAGCGCGGCATTAAGGCCCGGCAATGGATGCGCAAGGCAAATGAAGAAAGCGCGGACGACGTAGTCGCCGCAGAGTTCAAGATTTACGACAAATGGCTCAAATCCAAGGGATTCTGAGCCGGAAAGGAAAAATTATGAGCGATGCTCTCAGCAGTAAAAACCTCGTCGCTTTCGGTCTGCGTGACATTCTTTTCGGAGAATACCAGTACAACGACCAGACCGGCGCGATCACCTATGCGAACCAGACGGTACTCGGCCGCGGAATGACCGCAAGCTTTGAGCTCAGATTTGCCGAAGGCCGTCTCTATTCTTCCGGAGCACTGAGCCGCTTCAAGAAGAAGCTCACCGGCGGCTCAATCTCGCTGGCTGTCGAGTCCATGTCGCTGGCTGTTCAGGCAAGCATATTCAAGGCCGACACATCGGAAGTCGACATTGGCACCACCGGCAGCGCAAAGAAGATCACCGGGATTGGCTACGGTGAGGCTACCCGCGGCCGTTATATCGGCGTGGCTACATATATTCCGGCGGACGACTCCGACGACACAGATGCTTTTATCTGCGTATTCATCCGTAAATCAATGTTCGGCCCGCCGAGCATGTCGTATCAGACCGAGAATGAAAATATTCAGTGGACAACTCCGACCACGACCGGCGAGTTTATCACTCCCGATCACAAGCCCGGCGAAAAAGCACCGCTGATGATGGAGATCGCCGAGGTCGACTCGGAGACCGATGCTCTTGCATGGTGCAAAAAGCAGCTCCAGTTTGCGGCGTGAGGTGAGCTATGGATATCCGAAACAAGGTAATGTATAAGAAAATCGGCGACGTAGAGTATGACCTCATTGCCGATTATAACACCATCATGGACATTCAAGCCGAGATGGGCAACCTCAACGCCCTAATTGATGGCACAGCATATTTCCGTGTTGCGGCAATAGCGCTCACTTCTATGCTCAACGGCTGTGCTCATCGGCACCATTGGCCGCAGCACTTTGACATCCACGATGTTTCTAAGTACATGCCGCCTATCTCTGATTTTTCTGCCGCGGTTGATGAAGCGACGGGAATCGTCAGATTCGTCCGTCAGGCCATTATCAAAGACGATGAAGTCGAGACCGAGCCCGAAGGGAGTGCCGAAAAAAACTGAGCTCCGGCGCGCTGCCGGAACTCAAAATTGATTTCGCTAAGGATCTTGCCGTCTGGCTGACCCGATTCAACGGCACGGAGGAAAGCTTCTGGTATGGGCTCTGCCCGCGCCGTCTGAACGCGCTATGTAAGGCTTTGCTCCCCCCAGAGCGTTCCCGTCCGCTCCAGAACCGCGAGAAACCGACTGCGCGCAGATTCTTTCTTGGAGGTGATTAAGTGCCATCCCGTAAAGTAAAAACGGAGTTTGAGCTCACCGGCGAGGAGAAGCTCAAGCGGGCGATCGCAGAGATCAACAACGGCACGAAGGTGCTTAATTCCGAGATGCGAAAGTTAACCGCTGAGTACGATGGCAATACCAACAGCGCCGAATTTTTGTCGAAGAAGTACGACATTCTTGAGCGTCAGATGCTGAGCCAAAAGGACAAGGTCGATCAGCTAAAAAAAGGCGTTGTTGACGCAGCCAACGCATACGGCGAGGCGGACGCCCGGACGCAAAGCTGGATAGTCAAATTAAACGATGCCGAGGCCGCATTTGCAAAAACGCGTAATGAGATGGAAGACATCGACGGCGTAAAAAACTTTGGAGATGTGCTCGACGACGTGGCCGACAAGCTTGGTATCAAAATTCCGGATTCTCTTTCTGAGTTCACCGCTGGGCTCAGAAAAATTCCCGCCTCGACTGCTGCGGCGGTCACCGGCCTTGCCGCCATCGTCGCCGTAACGGTTAAGCTTGAGAAAAAGCTGATGGACATCACGCAGGAGTCAGCAGCTGCAACCAAGGAACTCGAAGCTCTCTCCTCACAAGTTGGCATCAGCACGCAGAATCTGCAAGCGTTTCAGTATGCCGAAGATTTTATTGACGTCAGCACGGACACTCTTGCTGATTCACTCAAAGACCTGACCACCAAAATGTCCGACGCGGCGAACGGCAACGAGGAGACCGCCGCGAAGTTTGACCGGCTCGGCGTATCAATCTACGATGCACAGGGAAACCTCCGCAGTTCCTATGACGTGTTTCTCGACGTGATAGACGGACTCGGCGAGATGAGCAACCAGGCAGAGCGCGACGCGCTGGCCATGGGGCTTATCAACGAGAGCGCGCAGAAGCTCAATCCGCTAATTGAGAGCGGGACAAGCTCCCTTCGCGGTTATGCGGATGAGGCAGAACGGGTCAGTTACGTCTTAAATAACGATCAGGTTAAGGCGTTAACGGATACCTCGAACGCACAGCTTGAACTTGAAAAAGCGCAAGAATCCGTAACAAAACAGCTTAGCTCGCAATATGCCCCATACATGGAGGCCACGCTCAACATGCAGCGTGAGCTCACCCTTGAAGCCGGGAAAGCCCTTGTTGACAGTGGAATAATCGAGGGTTTCGGTCGCCTACTTATTATAACCACCAACATTCTCGCTCCGTTGGGGACCTTAACTGAGAAGGTTCTCCCCGCCTTGGGCTGGGCCCTTAACGGCATTGCCGGTGTAATGGCTGTTATCGCGGACACTGCCGACCTCATTACGGGGTTCCTTTCACTCAACTGGGGGAAGGTAACTACGGCTCTTGGCTGGAACTCGTCCCATGCCAGTTATACACAGCGTGTGCTGTATGGCGGCGACTATAAAGACGGTTACAAGAACGAAAGTTACTATCAGTCTTCCGGCAACTATTACGATCCCGAAACTGGTCTGTGGACTGGTAACTATTATCGTTATAACAACGCCGGGGGCAACGACAACTTCCCCGGAGGGCGCACGAGGGTCGGCGAGAACGGCCCGGAGACCGTTTACCTGCCGCAGGGTACGGTCATTGCCAACGCGCAGGAGACGCGCGCTGACGGCGGCTACGACGCGCCTGTCAACGTCTACATTGAGGCGCGGACGATTCAGGAGTTCAACGACATTATCGAGATAGTGCGCGACGCCCAGCGCGTCCGCCGGATGAAGGGAGCGCCGAGATGAGCACGACACTGACACTGACCGCGAACAAGTCGGCGGCGGTGGCTAAAGTCTGGGGTGACACCAATGTGCATACCGGTGACGTCTTTGACTTCCCGTGGTACTCGGATGACAGTACCTACCCGGACGCCAACTATTATATCTATCTCGGCTTCAACGCCCCATCAGAGGCGTACAAATACCGCCCCATTCTCTCGGCGATCTTTAAGTGCGGAGCCGGAAAGAGCCTTTCGTATTGTCAAACTTTCCTGAAAGGTTTGCAGCAAAGCTTCAACGAAGACAGCGTCAATTACTCAAATCAACCTGCCATAGATTCAACACTTCAGGGCTCCTTTCATGTCGGCTCATACACGACCATAGAGTGGAACCAGACTGATTTGAAACCGGATGGAGCCGCTCTTGCCGCAGTATACGGGCTCCGTTTGGATTGCCGAGTATCCCGAATGAGCGGAGCTTCCTCAGCAATTGCTCGCTTTGCAAGTTCGAGACATGCCGAGAAAGCCCCCGTTATCATTGCAACCCTCGGCGACTCGGACGTCACCGCTGTAGTATCTCCGGTTTCCCCCGCCGCAGGCAGCTTTGTTAACAGGGCCGAAAAGGTCTCGTTTATGGCCAGCGTTGGGAATAGTGCCATATCGTTCGCGGCGCTTTCCGCCCAGAGTGCCACTCTTGAATATTGCACCGCAGGCGCGACCGCTGTCACCAGCAAAACTGCCGTTGTTTCTTCTTCCGGCATAAGTTATACCGCCCCGGCCAACCTGTTCGCGTCCGGCAACTATGAATATAGGTTCAAAATAGTCGACAATTTAGGCCGCGCTGCATATTCGGCGTGGACGGCTTTTACAACCGCCGACACCATTCCTGTCGCGACGCCGCTCAGCCCCGACAGCTCTCTCGAAGCCGGCACACAGGCGATCACGTTCCGCTGGATGCACGGCAACGAGAGCGGCAGTGCGCAGACCAAGGCAGAGTTACAGAAGAGCGCCGACGGCAGCACATGGACAACACTCGGCACTGTGACGGGCGCAGCCAACGAGTACGCCGCCCCGGCCGGTACATTCACCTCCGGGACATGGTACTGGAGAGTACGCACCTACAACCTCGACGGCGCTGCCGGAGAATGGAGCGCCGCGCTGTCGTTCGTAGTCGTCGCAGGTCCGACCAAGCCCGTGATCGTAGTCAAGGACGCTTCCCCGCGGCCTCTCATAAACTGGCAGACCAGCGAACAGAGCGCCTACCAGCTACAGCTTGACGACATCATCGACGTCACCGAGTACGGCAGTGAGAAGACGTGGCGCTGCCCGGTCTACCTCGACGACGGGGCGCATACATTCCGCGTCCGCAGCCAGAACAGCTATGGGCTGTGGAGCGAGTGGGGCAGCGCGACCTTTACCGTCAGTCACACCGCAAGCGGGGCCGTCGTACTCACGGTCGACGCGGATCACCGCGCGGAGCTGTCATGGAATTACGCCGGGAGCTGGACTGAGTTTGTGATCTATCGCGACGGCGTCGCGATAGCCAAGACGACGGACTACAGCTATACGGACGATTACTCCGTCGGCACCGTGAGGTATCAGGTGCGCGCCTGCGCATCGGACGAGACTTATAACTATTCCCTCTCGAATGAGGTCACGGTGTCCGTCATGCCTAAAACCGTCATGCTGTCGGCTTTAGGCTCCGGAGAATGGCTGTTTTTAAGGCTCTCCACGGCACAGCACAGGACGAACACCATCAAGGCCTCGCGCACATTTGGCCTGACGCATCTGTCCGGGCGGAAGTTCCCGGAGGCAGAGCTGACAGAGTTCTGCGACCGGTCGATATCCGTCAGCTACGCGACGGACGACGAGGCCGAAAAGGCCGCGCTGGAGGCCCTGATGGGCTCCCCCGTCTGTCTCAAGACGCCGGGCGGCAAGATGGTCATAGGAATCCTCGACACACTCAGCGAGACGGAGAGCATGTTCTACAGCTCTTACAACTTCGCCGTGAGCCAGATGCACTATCCGGAGGAGGTCGACCTTGATGCGTGAGACACGCTATAAGCTCAACGCGCTGCGGAACGGGGCGTTTCTTGCGGAGCTGCGCTTCTCCCCGGACGATGCGCCGAACATCAAGTTTGCCGCTGACGGTGAAATAAAGGGCAGCTTCTCCGGAGCTATTATCCCCGATGAGCGGTTCGATCTGCTGCGCGACGAGCTCCAGCCGATGATCTTCACCGGCACCGGCTGGAAGAGCTTGGGCATCTTCCGCCCAACAACTCCGACGCTGCAAGGCAGCACGACCGGAGAACGGCAGCAGATCACCGCCTACGACCGCGGCTGGATACTGAAAAATGACCGAATTGAAAGCCGCCTGTTCATCGCGGCCGGGACGAACTATATAACCGCAGCTGAGCAGCAGCTTGCTGCGGCAAACATAGCCCGGACGCGCATCATCCCCAACGCCTCCACGCTTCCGGCTGACCGTGAGTTTGAGCCGGGTACAACAAGGCTTGACATTATCAACACTCTGATGGGCGAGATCGTATACCGCGAGGTCTGGTTTGACGGAGACGGGCTGGCGCATCTTGAGCCTTATGCAGCGCCCGCCGTCGAGCGGATTAAGCACCGGTACAGCTCTCGCAACATTCTGCGAGAGCCTATGGCCCCGGATTACAGCGCCGGGACAGACATCTTTTCCGCGCCCAACGTGTTTATCTGCACCTGCGCGAACGCCGACCGGAGCGCAACTCTGACAGCGATCGCAGTCAACGACTCCCCGGTGTCTTCCAAAAGCACTATCAGGCGCGGGATGCGCATCTGTCAGCAGGTCAAGGTCAACGAGATCGCCGATCAGGCAGCGCTTGACGCTTACGCGAAGAGGCTTGTTACAGAGTCTCAGCTGAGCACACAGACGGTCGAGTTTTCCACACTGGCCGAGGCTGGACACGGCGTCGGGGACATTATCGCGATAGATCACCCGACCATCGGGGGAATTTATGAGGAGACCGGCTGGAGCCTCACGCTCCGCGCCGGTGAGCTCATGAAGCACACTGCGAAAAGGACGGTGCTGTAATGGATGAGTTCTTCAACCTGTCCGCCGCCGAGGCAGAGCGTCCGCAGTTCCTAATTGCCACGGTCGGCGCTGTCGCGACCGACGGCGTGACGCTGATCTTCGCGGGCGAATCCGCACCGTCGACAAAAAAGTACAAAGGCAACGCCGCTCTTACGCTGAAGGCCGGGGATCGTGTGAAGCTGTCCTACGACAGCGGCACGTACCTGATCGACTATGTGATCGGCGTGCCGCTGTCCGGATAAGGAGGTACACCATGCTGACTATCCTTCAGGGGGACGCGCTGGGCGTCCCAATATCCATCAAACTCAACGGCATAGAAGTGACCACCGCCGATATACAGGCGGTCAAGGTCACGATGGGCGGCATTGAGAAGCGCTATCCCGGCGAGATCACATACTCCTCCGGCCGATTTCTCTTCCCACTGACGCAGGAGGAGACGCTGGCCATGACGCCGGGCGTCAACGAGGCGATAATCCGCCCGAAGTTCTCCGCCGAAAGCCTCCGCGGGGCGAGGATAAAGACCGCCTTCAGTGTGATCGCCTCGCCCGACAAGGAGGTGCTGTGATGGGCTGCTGCGGGCTGACCGTCGAGCTGATAGACGAGGCCCTGACCGTTGAGCTCGGCCCCGCCATCGTCGGCAGCGGCGGGGGCATCTATGATTATTATGACGGCGCGTATGAAGTCGAGCCGCTCCGGACGGCACAGGTGCTGGAGACCGAGGGGCTCGTCATGCGCAAGGACGTGAACGTCCGGGGCGTCACCTTTCAGCAGACCACCAACGCCGCCGGAGGAAAGACCTGCAACATAGGAGGTGCAGATAACTAATGGGAAACAGTAAAATCATTTTTTACGGCGAGACCCTGATGGATCTCACCGGCGACACCGTAACCAAGGAGAAGCTGCTCAAGGGGATCACCGCGCACGACAAGGCCGGTGATCCCGTCATCGGCACGTGTGAGTTTGATAGCGACACGAGCGACGCCACCGCGAACGTGGACGATCTCCTCGCCGGGGAGACCGCTTACGCGCGCGGCGCGAAGCTTACCGGCACCATGCCGAACCGCGGCGCAGCGGCCGGGGAGATTGCCTCCAAGGACGGCGAGTACACCATTGAGCTCGGCTACCACGACGGCAGCGGCAAGGTCGGGATAGCCGCCGCGGAAAAGCAGAAGCTCATTGCCGGGAATATCAAAAAAGATGTGACGATCCTCGGCGTCAAGGGTACTTACGGCGGCGAGAGCGTTAACGCGCAGAGCAAGAACGCGACCCCAGCAAAGACGGCACAGACGATCCTCCCCGACGAGGGCTACGACTACCTCTCTGAGGTCGTTGTTGCCGCCGTACCGTACACCAGCGCTGCGAACGCTGCCGGAGGTATGACCGTCACGATCGGAGCCTGAGCATGGGCAACAGCAAAATCGTCTACTATGGCGAGACGCTGATCGACCTCACCGGCGACACAGTCGAGGCTGCGAAGCTCCTCAAGGGCATCACCGCGCACGACAAGAAGGGCGAGACGGTGACCGGCACGTTTGAGGCGGCCGAACCCTACGCAATTATCAGCGTGACGTATCCGGAAGGAAGCGTCTGCACCTGTTCAAATGGCAGCGTGACGCTGACAGCAAAGGATACAACCGGTAAAGCACTATTTGTTATCCCCACCGCCGGGACGTGGACAGTCAAGGCGGTCAAGGGCAGCAAGAGCGCGAGCAAAACGGTATCAATCACCGCCGAGGGGCAGGTCGAGACTGTAACGCTGATGTTTAAGCTGTATTTGTTTACGAGCGGGGAAGGCGTAGTTGATGACTGGACACCTTTATATGGTGGGTATACGAACGCGGCTGTCACAAGTGAAAAAATGACATTAAATGGTGGTGAGGCTTTCTATTATTCCTCTGCCGCAGCCGTTACTTCTAATAACGCAATTGATTTAAGTGGATATAGTAAGCTTGTCGTTGACGTGCAAACGAATAAAGCCGCAACCGATAACGTATACGCTTGGGTCGGTGTCTCGGCAACGAAGTTCACAAGGGGCTCGGAGACTAACACCATCAGTATCAGCAATAGCGCGGCTTATACCAAAATCAGCACAACAACTCGGTACGAGATCGAAGTTGATATAGCGAATATAAATACAGGCTATGTTTTTGTGGCATCCGACGGTACAAACATTAATACAACTGCATATAATATTTGGCTTGAATAAGGAGGACGTAGCATGACGATCTACATAGACAGCGATTATAAGTGTTACGTCTCCGCATCTGACGGACGCAGAGCAATCGAGACCAACGACTTCAACGGCAAATGCCCGGAATGGATAGAAAGTTACCGCTTCGTCCCCGAGGGCGAGACGTGGACGCGCGAGGACGGAGAGGTGTTCACGAACATGGCAGCACCGTGGAAAGACCTGAGTGAAGCATACGTGGCGCAGACGGCGTATGTGACAGCGCAGAATACACAGTATGAAGCGGCACTGACCGAGATTGAAGCCGCACTGGAGGTAACATCATGACCATTGAAGAAAGAAAACAGGCTATTCTTGCCAAAATTGCCGAGATGAAGCAGGGCGGCAGCGATGAAGAAAAGCAGGACATGCGCGCCGCACTTGATTTGTTGGGCGTGACGAATGAGGGGGAAACGGCATGAGCTATCTTTCAAGCGCACAGAAGCTCCGCGCGGCGATGGACACCGCGGGGAATGCCCTCTCGGACGCGCAGGCGCGCACCTGCAAGCTTATTTATCAGCAGTGGTCTAATCTCATAGGCACGACCGCAACGCCGGGACAGCGCTTCCTGCACGGCAATACGCTATACAGAGTTCGCACCGACGCGTCGGAGCACCCATTCAGCGCCGAATGGGTACCGGGTGTGACGACCGCCTCGCTGTACGAAGCTATCGACGATGAGCACACCGGCACTCTGGACGATCCTATCCCGTTCACGCAGCCGATGCAAATTTTCAACGGCAAGTATTACAGTCAGAACGGCAAGGTCTATCTCTGCACACGCGACAGCGGTAAGCCGCTCGCGTTCAACCTCGCCGATCTGGTGGGACTCTATGTAACGGAGGTAACTGAGTAATGGACGATGAGAAGACCGACAGCGGCTTGCTGACGGAAGACGCACGCGAGAGCGTAGACCCGACGGGGTGGCTGCTCTTAAGATTTACGACAGTGACATGAGGAGGAAAACAATGTCAAACGAAAAATTCATTGAAAAAGCGAAAGCGTATGTTGCCGACTATGCGGCCAAGCACTGCGACAAAACAGATAAGATTCCAGACTTCGAGGTATACGTAGTGTGGAACGCGTTTATCCTCGGAAACATCAAGGCGCTCCTCTCTACTACCCTCTTTGACGGTATGTACTATGAGGTAACATACAACGCAGTGAGGGATGAGATTTACTTCGACGCGTACAAAAAGTTTGAGAACCGCTGCATTCCTGTGGAGTAACTGCCATGGGAATCATCGACAATGCCGTGACTCGCGCGCTGGAGATAGCGGCGGACGACAGTCACGGTTACGATCAGGCCAACCGCTGGGGGCCTGACTACGATTGCAGCAGCCTTGTGATAGACTGCTTCAAGAGAGCGGGGCTGCCCCTCAGCTGCACCTATACCGGCAACATGCGCGGAGACATGCTGCGCTGCGGCTTTGAGGACGTGACCGGCAGCGTCGACCTTGCGACAGGCGCGGGGCTTGAGCGCGGCGACGTGCTCTTGAACCACGTCCACCACACTGCACTGTATATAGGCGGCGGCCAGCTAGTGCAGGCCAGCATCAACGAGTACGGCACTACGACCGGCGGACAGACCGGCGACCAGACCGGGCGCGAGATATACACGCGCGGGTACTACAATTACCCGTGGGACTGCGTACTGCGGTATACCGGGGCAGAGAGCGCGGACAATTCGGGGAGCACGCCGGCCGCCGCGTACTGGCCGCCCCGGCTGCTCCAGTACACGCCGGGGCTCCGGCTCATGGTCGGCCCGGACGTGCGTGCGGTGCAGGCGCTGCTCCTCTGCCGCGGGTATAACCTGGACGTCGACGGAGAGTACGGTCCTGCGACTGCTGCGGCGGTCGGGCGCTTCCAAACGGCCTCCAGGCTTGACACGGACAGCGAGTGCGGCCCCAGAACATGGGCGGCGCTGCTGGCACTTCCGGGAGGTGATGCGGCATGAGATAGAACCGCCCGGAAGCCAAACATAATACGGAGGACATTAAAAATGTCAGAAGCAATAGCGTGCGCCATAATCGCCGGGATCGTTTCAGTCCTCGGCACCTGGCTCGCGAATCGCAGGAGTCAGGCCGTCTTTCAGGCGGTCATTGAAACAAAATTCGAGGAACTCAGCAAGCATGTCGAGAAGCATAATCAGGTCATCGACAGAACCTATGCGCTGGAGACTCAGGCTGCCCTCATGGACGAGCAGATCCGGGTCGCCAACCACCGCATAGCTGATCTGGAAGCTTTTCACAAACCGTAAATGTGCCCGAATCGGGCACAAATCGAAAGGAGTCAACGCATGGAAATAGTAGGCATAGCGAGCGTGGCGGCGATCACCGTCATCGCATATCTTATCGGCGAGGTAGTCAAGGCAACCGGCCTTGATAACAAGTGGATCCCCGTCATCTGCGGGGTCTGCGGCGGCGCGCTGGGAGTCGTGGGCATGATGATCATGCCGGAGTTCCCGGCGACGGACTACATAACCGCCGTCGCCGTCGGCATCGTGTCCGGCCTCGCAGCTACCGGCGCTAATCAGATCGTCAAACAACTGGGTAAGTCCGAATAAATATTAACAGGGTCTGACGCAAGCCGCGTCAGGCCGCACAGGGGGAGCGTTGCCGCGCTCCGGGCTTGCCGACCGGTATGATATGACGATATCGGCAGAGCTGCGCGAGCAGCTTACCACGCCCGGCAGGAGGGCGTCCTTGCAGTTTCCGCGAGAGCTGCGCGAGCAGCTGGAACGGGACTGCGGGTTTACCGACGAAGAGGTCGAGATCCTCCGGCTCCGCGGCCGGGGATGGAGCTACAAGCAGATAGCAGACGAGTGTCACGTATGTGAAGAGACCGTCCGGAACCGCATCCGGAGGATCAAAAACAAAATAGCCACATTGATATGACAAGGGCAGCGCCGACCGCGCTGCCCTTGTTTTGCCGCTTCCCTGCCGTTTACGTGCCGGTCTGGGAGGCGGTTTTAGATTAGAATATAAGCAGGAAGCCCGGAGCGCTACGGGCTGAAAAAACATGACAGGAGGAAAACGCATGGAATATGCAAGCAAGGCCACAGCTGACGCCGGCCTGACCACCGGCATCATCGGCACCGCGCTCGGTGCTCTGAACTCCGGCATCTTCAATGGCGGACTCGGCAATCTCTTCGGCGGCAACGCCTCCGCGGCTGATCTCTCCGGCATGGCAGCCGGCGCTGCTCTCGCCGCTGCTTTCGGCGGAGGTCGCACTGTTCCCAGCGAGGACAAGCCCGTCAGCCGCTACGAGCTCGGTCTCGTCCAGGAGAACGCCATCCTTAAGGCGCAGGCTGATGTCGACAAGAAGCTCGTTGATGTCTATAACAACATCAACGGCCAGGTCGGAGCGCTGAAGGATCGATTCAGCGACTTTGAGAAGCAGCAGCTCGTTTACAACGGTGTCAACAACGCCGCTGTCAGCGTGCTTCAGTCTCAGGTCGCGGCTCTCATGGGTCTGACTAAGACCGTCATTCCTAACGGGAACGTCTGCCCCGGCTGGGGTGACGTCAAGGTTCAGATCGTGACGCCCGCCGCCGGTGCGACCACCTAAGCCATAGCAAACCGGGGGAGGCGTATGCCTCCCCTGCTGTAATGAAAGGATTTGAAACATGGTCAGTATAGACAAAGTGCAGACCGGAATCTCTCGGTACCTCGACAATGAGGTCGTACCGAAAATGTCCGGAGCTAATAGGTGGCTCTTCTCTGCCGCTGCGGCTGCCTATGTGGCAGAAGCCCCGAAGCTTGTGAAAAAGCTGAACGAGAACAAAGCACTCGCGGCGCTGAACCTCGTGGATGAGGCAGGCAACGTGGATGTTGAAAAGATATATCAGTATATTAAACCTGCTGCCGAGAAAGGACCGGCACCGATCACGCTGCCGATCATCGGGACGCTGACGTTTACGGCAGCAGATGTGGACAGCTTATATGCCCACATTATGCAGGCTTAAGAAAGGAAAGCAAGATGAACAAAGAACATATATCCGATTATAAAGCCCGGCTTGAAAAAGAGCTGGCCGAATTCATGAAGCTGCCCGTCACCGAGGGCTCCGCCGAGGCAGTCAAGAGCATGATCGAATGCCTGGACGCTGTCGAGCATCTGAAGCACTGCGCCGGGATTGAGGACGACGCCCACACCAGCGAGCGCCTGACCGACATTGAGCTGCGCGCATGGCTCCAGCACATGGACAATGCCGACGGCTCGACCGGCCAGCACTGGACGGAGGATCAGACCTCCAGCATCGCCGCAGCGATCGGTGTGACGTTCGACCATGTAACGGCCGAGGAGTTCTGCGCTGCGATGAACATGATGTATTCGGATTACTTCCCCGTTGGCGTCAAATACGGCGTCGACCGGCCGGAGTTTTACGCGGATCTCGCCAAGGCGTTCCTGTTCGATAAGGACGGCCCGGCTCCCTCGGAGAAGCTCGCCGAGTACTATCACAAGGTCGTGAAATAGGGCGGTTCATGCCCCCCATTATGCCCCCCAAAGGGCTTTTACGCCCCCCATTATGCCCCCCAAAATCTGGGCAAATTTGGGGCGTTTTGAGACCGTTTGACTAAAAGGAAAAACCCCGGAATCATTGAGATTCCGGGGTTTTTCCTTGGAGCTGCTACCCAGATTCGAACTGGGGACCTCATCCTTACCAAACTTGCGTCCCGTAGTCTTTAAGTGACTGCGCTGCAATGCGTCAGACCTTGTCTATCTCAGTTGTCCCCTCAATGCTGCCCCTCAAGTGTTTGAAGCTATCATTTACGTTCTGGAGCGCATCGGCAGGGGCATTATCCAGCAGATGGGCGTAAACGTCGAGCGTGAGCTTGACGGAGCTGTGCCCGGCCAGATACTGGACGCGCTTAAGCGGTGTGCCGCTGAGGATAAGCTCGGTTATATATGTATGTCGGAGCTGATGGGGCGAAAAATGAAAATCGAACGCTGCGCAGTAGCGCCGGAACGGCACTTTATCCCCAAGCTTCAGACGGACGCAGACCTCTTTTCCGGTGCGCGCGCTGGTATACGTCACCGGGCGCACTTCCCTGCCGGTTACGGCTTCCCATGCGCGGCGGTAGGCCGATTCACTATACGGTCGCCCGCCCTCGATATGGCAGACATAGTCACCCTCGTGCGGCAGAGCGCGCAGCGCATCTCGCAGCAAATCCGGAACCGGGATATTGCGCTCGGCGGCGTCGCTTTTTAGCTGTTCGGACACAACGGGCTGATTCGACTCCCAGCGAATGGCGCGCCGAACCTCGATGTATGGCGCGGCATCGTCGAGATGCACGCAGTCCCATTGTAGGGCGAAAGCCTCCTCACGCCGCAAGCCGCAGAGCAGACAGAGCAGAATAAACGGATATATCCGCTCGTCCTTAAGCTCCTCCAGCACGGTGCGCTGCTGCGCCTGAGTGAGCGGCTTTTTCTCGACGGCTTTCCGGCCTCCGGCCTTGATATTGCGGCAGGGGGATTTTAGAATCAGGTCGCTGTCCTCCGCCGCGCTGAATACCATTTTAAGGGTAGTCACGATCTTCTGCTGTGTCGATTTGCTCAGCGACCCCGCGGCTGCCATAACGGCCTTGATATCATCCGGTTTGACCTCGGCAAGGAGCATGTGTCCGATCACCGGGCAGATGTGATTATTTATCGCGTTCTTATGGTTCGCGCGTCCCTTGGGCGACAAGTTGACCGTGTTCAGCTCATACCACCGGGCGGCGTACTGCCAGACGTGCAGCTGCCCGTCCATGCCCATCGCGTCAAGCTCGGCCTGACGCCAGTCGGCTTTTTCGCGCGCAATGGCCTTCGTTTTGCCCCAGACCTCGATATCCCACTTGCCGGTGACAGGGTTCCGCAGCCGCTTTCGATATGCGTCGCGGCTCTTACTGTAATAAAATTCGGGCGCGTCTTTGCGCGGCATGGATTCCCTCCCTATAAATTGACCTGTGCCCTAATTGGGCACAGGCTGTAATCTGTTAATATCCTGCTTTTGCGACGCCGTACTCGGCTTGTTCTTGAGAGAACCCCTCATATTTGAGCTGGTCAATCAGCCCTGACTTCGAGAACGAGGAGTGTTTCAGATACGATTCCGCGCACTTTGCTGCCTGTTCGTACCAGTCAGCGCCGCAGTTGTCGGCAGCAAACAGAGCTTCGGCATGAGTATACCCCTCATATTCGAGCTGTCCGATCAGGCCGGTGTACGAGAAAGACGAAGACCGCAGGTATGACAGCGCGGACTTGAGCGCGTTTTCCTCCCCAACTGTCTCGGCTGCTCTTAGCTTAGCCGAGGATGTCGAGTCGCCGGACGATATTTCATCGAAATAAGTCAGAACATCGTAAGAGACTGCCCCGTCGTAGATCTCAATCAGCGTATGCAGTCCCGTGTTCCCGTTGCTGTTGCGGAACGCCACGAAATCATTGTCATTGACAACAAGAATGTTAATGACAGGGTCGGTGCAGCCGTCGGCGACGAGCTTATCAGTCAGCTCTTTACTCTTAGCGCATAAGGAGTCCTTAAGCGCCGTCCAATCATCATCTTGGTTGTTGTGCTCGGCGGAGAGCTGAATCGCTTGTTGTGTTATCGTTGTGTCCGCAAGGTACACCGTGAATGAAACCCCGCGGCTATTAGAATCGGCCTGAACGACAACAGCATCAAAGTCCCCGTTAAATGCCGAAGCTATAGCAAGTTTATAATTTCTCAGATCGTCTTCCGGTGTCGGCTCGGGTGTTGCGAGCTCAGCGGTTGACATCACGGGCTGCACACTGGAGGCCGGCGTCTTTGACATGGTGCCCATCAGAACGCCAAGAACAGCAATCAGAATGAGCAGATACCTCCACTTCAACTTCATCCTCGTCGCCTCCTGATAAAATCGCCGGTGCCCGAATCGGGCACCGGCGTGAATTTATTTCCCCCGCCGCTCTTTGCGGCTTATTACGAAGAAATACACCGTCGCGGCGACGCCGGCCGTCAGCGCAACGATCACGACCGCTCCGACTAAGGACGGGGCACCTCGCCACAGGCCGAAGTCGGGGTCTATGATATCAAGCCTTAAATACGGGACAAGCGCGATGATCGCCATCGCTGCGACGAAGGTCAGGCAGTAGATCAGCCTGTCCTTTGCCCGCAGCGCCCGCCGGTGCTGCTCATATGAGCGTTCCAGCAGCTCATTTTCCCGTTTGACCGCCGCATTATCGTGCTCAAGCACCTCTATGCGGTGTTCGTTCTCCGAAGTTTTATCCGGAATTTCAATGCCGAAATACTCGTCCAGCGACACATTGCAGACCCGGCAGATCGGGCCGACCGTGTACACCGACGGGTCCTTTGATGCTCTCGCGAAGAATCCGTTAACCGTCGCTTCCGGTACTCCGGACAGCTCCGCGATGCGCCTGCTTGAGTTGTTTCCCTTGTTTTCCCTGCACAGATCTTTTAACAGCGGCTTTTCCGCCATTTCATCGCCCCCAAAACTCATTATATCCTGATTAAGGCATCAGATACCCGATCTTCGCAGCCATTTGACCGCGTCTGCGCATAGACATAACCGATGATATTATGATAATATCTAAGCGTAGCAGAAAGACCATAACACCGGGCATCTGCTAAAGCTTCGGTCGAGGCGGCAACCAAGGCCGGAGCAATTCTACAATGGAAGGGGGCGCAAGGCCGGCAGCCCTGCGGTGTTCCTGTGCGCCGCAAATTTATTTTAGGAGGCAACCATGGAGGACACCAGACGAAGAGACCAGATCAACCGAATTATCAGTAAGTATCAGCTACTGCCGCCGGAAGACCGGGAGAGGGTGCTCACTCTCCTTGCGTCTTTAACAGAAGATCAACATAGTCCTCCATGCGCTGCAAGTTCTCATCGTTGAGCAGCTCCAGCTTGCGGTTTAGCCTGTCGTCTTTGACGACGGGCTTTTCTTTTTGTCCCAGAAGTTCATCTATTGAGCAATTAAAAATGTCGGCCATTCGTTTCAAGGATTCAAAATCAGGCTCACGGCGACCGACTTCCCAGCCGCTCACAGTGCCCTGCTTTACTGACAGCATATCGGCAAGGTCTTTTTGCTTGAGCCTTGCTTCCTGCCTAAATTCCTTGATACGATTCATAGTTTATCACCTGATATAACAATACGCGATATTTCCGGCGTTTTCAAGCTTTATAACAAATCGCTTATTTTTTTAATATTACCTCTTGACATATAGCGAAACGCTGTATATAATCAGAATCGCAAACCGCTGTATAAAGCGCAACGCTATAAATCATAACGGAGGCAAGGGCAGGAAAATGTACATACATGAAGCGATTAAGAAAGCGCAGGAGAGAAACGCCGCCGGGCAGTCATGGGGATTGCGCCGCGCAGACTGGGGCGAAGATTACCTGAGCTTCGGCGAGTGGTGCAATCCCTACAATGAATACGATAAGAGTGAGTGTCTCCTGCTAAATTGTGCCTGCGAAGAAGCCTGGTTTCCCTCAGTTGAAGAGCTTACAGCGGATGACTGGAGATTGGCACCTCTCGGCGGGCCGAAAATCCGGCGCTGATCAAAGAATCCCCACCACAAGGAGGCAGGAAATGAAAGTATTCGTCAGTATCTTCTTCGGAGCGGCGGTGATCCTCACGGCTTACTCAAATGTAGGCGCATGGCAGAGCGCGATCGTGCTCTGGAAGTACGGCAGCCGCTGGCCGGTCGCGGGCGTAGCCCTGATGACGCTGTTCACGCTGTTCGCCTGGGCTGTGGGCTGCTACCTCATCAAGCATTACATATTTTAGTTTTCTCCTTTTCATCCTCTCTATACCTTTCCCCTTGCAGCTCCCCGCGGTCTTTGCTCTTCTTTTCCCGCGGGGAGGCCTTAATGCAGCCGACGCCGGTCGCAAGCCCGGGAGCAAAATGCAGAGCGAGGCAGACAGAAAGCAGGTGACGAAATGGACGAGCTCAAGAGGCTGCGCGAGGCCGCGGGACTATCCCAAGTTCAGCTTGCATTGAGACTGGGCGTGTCGCAGGGCACTATAGCACACTGGGAAATCGGCAGACGCGCTCCGCAGGCCAGGCACCTTATAAAGCTGGCGAACATCCTCGGATGCAGCGTTGACGCGCTGCTCGGACTGAACACCCAGGGTGCGGACGCAGCCCGTGACAATACAATACCTGACAGGGAGGTGCGCGTCAATGGATAAGGACGCCCGGAACATCTATAAAAACGCGCGGCAGACTGCCGGTCTGACGCAGGAGCGCTGGGCGGAGCTGCTGGGGATATCCCCGGACAGCGTCCGACGGTACGAGGCCGGGGCGATGCTGCCCAGCGACGAGACGGTGCTGATGATGGCGGAGACGACGGGTATCCTCGTGCTGCCGCTGTGGCACCTCAGAGCCAAGAGCGCGATAGCCGAGGACATGCTCCCGGATGTGCCGGACGTGCCGCTGCCGCAGGCCGTGCTGAAGCTGCTGACATCGGTCAAGGCCGTGAGCGGCAGCATCGACAACCTGATACAGATCGCGTCTGACGGCATGGTCGACAACCGCGAGGAGGCGCTCTTCGAGGAGATCGCAGGCGATCTCGACGACGTTATCGAGGCGGCGATCGCCGTCAAGTGCGCGGGAGGTGCGAGACATGCAGAGTGACAGATATCAGGGACGCTTCCCCGGCTACACCGGGAAGAAGCTCTTCGAGGTCGAGCACCCGGTATTCGGGCGCTGCACCGTGGCCGCCCCCGACGAGAACGCGGCATTGCTGCCCGCGGCGACCTTCTGGCACACGTTCTGGGGAACGGCGGAGTTCTACGCATACGCGAAGGTAACACGCGCCGGGCTGCTGGAGAGGAGCTCCAATGGCTGAGCTTACGGTGATGGTGCGCGCCGCGCTGTGCTTCGGCGTGGTCGGGACTGTACTTAGCGCGCTTGCGCTGGCGCTGTATTGGAGGAGGCACTGATGGACGATAAGCTTATATCGAAGCCGGACGCCGCCGATATGCTCGGGGTCTCCGTCTCGACCGTCGAGCGGCTGATCGCCGACGGCGACCTGCCCATGTACAAGATACGCGGGCAGTGCAGGCTGATGACGTCCGACGTAAGGACGTACATAGCGGGCTGCCGCAGAGTTGCGGCTAAGGCAGCCCCCGTCCCCGCGCGCAGGCAGCCCGCCCGACGAGGCTCGAAGCTCGTCGGCTGCGGGTACTACCCGGGGATGAAAGTGGTATAACGGGCGCTTTGGAACCTGCGGCATCGGGAACGGTGCCGCATATCGAGAGCACTCGCGTCTCGAAAAATTAAAGGAGGTCTACCAATGTTCGAGAACAAGTATGTAATCGTCCGCGGCGATCGCTCCGGCGTATTTGCCGGGCATCTCAAGAGCAAGGAGGGCAGAGAGGTCACGCTGACCGACTGCCGCCGTCTCTGGTATTGGGACGGTGCAGCCAGCATATCCGAGCTTGCCAACATAGGCACCAAGAAGCCCCAGTCCTGTAAGTTCCCCGCACCGGTCGCCGAGATCTGCATAACGGACGCGATCGAGATCATTCCCTGCACCAAGGCCGCAGAGGCAAGCATCAAGGCGGTTCGCGTATGGACAGCTTAACGGTTCAGGAGTTCCTGAGAGTCGAATTTAACGGCGACGGCTACGGCTCCGGCTACGGCGACGGCTCCGGCTACGGCGACGGCTACGGCTCCGGCGACGGCTCCGGCTACGGCTCCGGCTACGGCGACGGCTCCGGCTACGGCTCCGGCTCCGGCTCCGGCGACGGCTACGGCTACGGCGACGGCTCCGGCGACGGCTCCGGCTACGGCTACGGCTTAAAGAGCCTCTGTGGAGAACCTGTCTATATGATCGACGGTGTGCCGACGATCATCACCGGGCTCCGCGGCTCTGTCGCGATGGGGTTTATCGTGATGGCCGATCTGTCGAAGCGCAAGACATTCGTCGTCAAGGGCGGCGGAAAGTTCGCGCACGGTGAGGATCTCCACGCAGCTCAGGCAGCGTTGGAGGATAAGCTTTTTGACGATATGCCCATTGAGGAAAAGCTTGAGGCGTTCCGAGAGCAGTTCACACCGGGCGAGGCTTACACCGTCGCGGACTTCTACGACTGGCACCATCGCCTAACGGGCAGCTGCACGCAGGGGCGCGACGCCTTCGCGCAGGACCACGGGCTCAGCATGAACGACGCCATGACCCCGGAGGAGTTCATCGACCTGACTAAGGACGCATTTGGCGGCCGGATCATCCGCCAGCTTGCGGAACACTACGGCATTGATCTCTGAGCGCTTTGGAACCTGCGGCATCGGGAACGGTGCCGCATATCGAGAGCACTCGAAAAAGAGGAGGAGAGACTATGGCTACAGGCGCATTATGCCGGAAGCCCGGGTACTGGGCAGTTCTGCCCGCACGGGTACGGTATGACGAAGAGCTGCGCCCCAATGCGAAGCTCATTTATGCAGAGATCACGGCGCTCGCGGACAGTACCGGTTTTTGCTGGGCGACAAATAAGTACCTGAGCGAGCTTTTCGGGCTGTCCAAGAAGACCGTCAGTGATCTGATCGGGACGCTTGAGAAAAAAGGCTACATACAGATAGAGGTCGTCCGCGACGAAAAAGGCGCGGTTTCAGACCGAAAAATCTACGTCGACCGCGTGAGTGTCGTAGTGCCTGACCCTATCCCTAAAAATGGGGATAGGTATCCCCAAAATAACGGATACCCTATCCCCAAAAATGGGGAAGAGAATAATATATATATTAACAATACCCCCCCTATATCCCCCCAGGGGGATGATGTGTGTGTTTCTGAACCGAAGCACAAGCCGGAGCGCTTCTCCAAACTCTGGAGCTTTTATCCGCACTCCAAGCGCGGCAGCAAGCAGCGGGCTATGAGGGCATGGGACAAGCTCAAGCCTTCGGACGAGCTGATCGACACCATCGCTAAGGCGCTTATGAGGCAGCTCCGGACAGACGAATGGAGCCGCGGCATAGGGGTGCCGCACCTCAGCTCCTACCTCAACGGGCGGCTCTGGCTCGACGCCGAGGAGATCGACGAGGCGGAGCCTGCGGCGATGTTCGAGACTGACGACGTGGAGGTCCTGCCGCTATGGACGTGAAGACCGACAAGACGCTGTACTCTCAGCAGTCGCTGCTCGGTTCAATGCTTATCTCCCCGGAGATATGCGGCGCGGTGTTCCAGCGCGTCAAGGCCGACGACTTCGGCGACAAGTGGTGCCGGGAAGCGTTTAAGCAGCTCCGGGTGATGTTCTACGGCAATGAGCCCGTAGACCCGGCAGTCCTGGCCAGCCGCCTCGGAGACGGCGCGACACAGTTCCTCGCCGATCTGATGCGCATGACGCCGACCGCTGCGAACTGGGAAGCATACGCCGACATAGTCGAGGACTCCGGAAAGCTCCGGCAGCTTCAGGCCGTCGCGATGCAGATAGTTACCTCCCCCGACCTCGACTGTGCGCGCAAAGCTTTGGCGCAGGTCGACCGAGTCGTTATCAAGCCCCGCATCCGCGTCGCGTCCTACTCGGACAGCCTCGGCCGCCTGCTTGATTATCTGGGCGACCCGACCCCGCCGCAGTACATAGACTGGGGCATCCCCACCATTAACGACACGGTGCAGGTCGCCGCCGGGGATTACATGATCATCGGCGCGGACAGCTCCGTCGGCAAGACGGCGATAATGCTTCAGTTGGCACTCAACGCCGCAAAGAGTGGCAAGCGCGTCTGCATCTTCAGCCTTGAAACCACAGAGCGCAAGCTCCTGATGCGCAGCGTAGCGCAGAACACCGGGGTGAACTTTCAGGCGATGAAAAACAAGCGGCTGAGCAAGGACGACTACTCCCGCATCATGGACTACGGCGAGAAAACCTCAAGGCTTGTCTGTGACGTTGCCGAAGCGTCCGGCGCGACTATCGACGATATTCGCGCCGTAGCCGTCGCGAACCGATACGACATCGTCATGCTGGACTACCTGCAAATCGCCAACGCTGAGGGCGGTTCCCGCCCGGAGATAGTCACGAACATCTCCATACAGCTCCGGACATTGGCGCAGTCCCTCGGCGTAACGGTTGTCGCTCTGTCGCAGCTCACCCCTCCGGACAACCAAGCAAAGCTACGCAACGCGCCGATCATCCCAAATGTCGAGATGCTGCGAGAGTCCCGGCAGCTCAAACAGGACGCCGACATAATTCTGCTCATGGGGCTGGTCAAGCCCGGCGACCGCGCCAGCGATCGTATCGTCGTGATCGACAAGAATAAGGACGGCCCCTGCGGTCAGCTATACCTCAGCTTCGACCCCGCGCACATGCGGTTTGACCCCGTGTCTGATGCGACCTCAAGGAAGTACTGGGAAGCCCAGCAGAGGGCGCTCAAGGCCGCGGCGCTCAAAAAGCGAGCCGGGCAGATCACGTTTGAAGAGCTGCCGGACAACGGCGACGAGCTCCCGTTTTAG